GCCAACCTCGGCACTCTCCACGCGGCGCCGGCCAAGCCTGAAACCCTTGTCATGGAAAAAGTGATCAACAATCACATCGATGACCGCATGGCCCTGAAAAACATTCAGGCCGCCCTTCGCGATGTGTTCGCGGCCCCCGCAACCGCATGAACGCCATCAATCAACTCCGCAACACCCTCAAGCCATACGTCAATGCCTATGGAGCGCTGCTAGTCATCCTGGCAGCGCTTCAAGTCCTGATGCCGTTCCTTCGCCAAGCCGGCGTTTCTATCTCCCTCCCGTCAGCAGGGACAGAACTGCTGCTCACGGCGATTGCCTGCATATTGTTTTGAATACAACCAACGAAAGGGCGAGCTAACTTAGCTCGATTTAGCTTATGCCTGTACCAAAGGGCGTTAGAATAGGCGGCAGAGCCAAGGGGACGCCCAACAAGGTCACTGCCGACCTTAAGGGGGCTATCCTCGGGGCTCTCGATAAAGTCGGTGGGCAGGCTTATTTGGAGCGCGTAGCGAAAGAGCAGCCGCAAGTGTTTTGCTCGTTGCTGGGCAAGGTGCTCCCGACCACGTTAGCCGGAGACCCGACACAACCCCTTGCCATTCGTCTTGTGTCAGGCGTGACGCGCGGCGAAGAGGACAGCGAAATTCAGCGCGTCAACGGCTCAACCAATGGCCACGCCACAGGTCATTGATCTAGGCTATCGCGCACGAAAGCAATTCGTTCCCTTTCACGCCAGAAAGCAAAGGTGGGCCTGTCTTGTTGCCCACCGTCGCGCCGGCAAAACCGTCGCTTGCATCATGGATTTGGTTGATGCGGCCCTGCGATGCGAAAAGCCGAATGGACGGTTTGGGTATGTTGCCCCGTTCTATGCCCAGGCCAAAGACGTAGCCTGGAGCTACTTGAAACAGTACACCGCCGCGATTCCGACCGTTGAAATCAACGAGAGCGAACTTCGCATTGATCTGCCCACCATCCACGGGGGCAGAGCCCGTGTCCGGCTTTACGGCGCCGACAATTACGAACGCATGCGCGGTCTGTACTTCGACGGCATCGTTCTCGACGAATATGCCGACATGGACCCGCGTGCATGGTCCGAGGTCATCCGCGCCACGTTAGCGGATCGCAAGGGATGGGCAACCTTTATCGGCACACCAAAGGGGCGCAATGGCTTCTATGACGTTTGGGCCGGGAACACTGAGACGGGTTGGGTAGGGGCTACAAACGCGCCGGACCAGTGGTTCTCGATGCAGCTCAAGGCATCGGAAACCGGCATCGTAGACACAGAAGAGCTTGAAGACGCCAGGCGGTCAATGACGCCTGAGCAGTTCAATCAGGAATTCGAGTGCAGCTTTGACGCCGCGATTGTCGGGGCGTACTTCGGCCGAGAGATCGCAGACTTAGAGGCCCGTAAACTCATCACGGCATGTCCATGGGAGCGGTCTATCCCGGTCAAGACATCGTGGGACCTTGGCTTGGACGATGCGACTGCGGTCTGGTTTTTCCAGACGGTTGGCCGGGAAATCCGAGTGATCGACTATTACGAGGTCAACAATCAGGGCCTCGATCAGACGGCAAGATTAGTTCTTGAGAAGCCATACACCTACGACGAGCACTTCCTGCCTCATGACATCGACGTTCGTGAGTTGATTTCCGGCAAATGCCGAAAGGATACGCTGGAAGGTCTAGGGCTCAAGAACATCCGCGTTGGTGTCAAAGCTGATCCAGTTGAGCGCATCAACGCCGTTCGCATGATTTTGAGTCGGTGCGTGTTTGACAGCCGGCAGTGCAAACGCGGGATCGAGGTTCTGAAGAACTATCGCCGCGAGTGGGACGACAAGCGCAAGACATTCAGAGAGCGACCGCTGCATGACTGGTCCAGTCACGGCGCGGATGCATTCGGAGAATTCGCAGTGAACTATCGCACAAAAGCCTTTACGGAAGCGCCGCGTATTCGCCAGCGCACGGGGACCATCGCCTGATGGACGATAAAACCCTCGTCCGAATTCTGCAGCAGGAAGCCGCCGCCGCTTCCAGCTATCAGGACTCCGAACTGGCCAAAGCTCAGGAAGAGGCCATGAACCGGTATTTCGGCCGTCCTTACGGGGATGAGGCAGAGAACCGGTCTCGTGTTGTGTCGCATGACATCGAAGACGCTATCAACTGGATCATGCCCGATCTGATGCGGACGTTCACCGCGTCGGAAGACCTCGTCTCTATCAAGGCGCTGGCACCTGAGGATGATGCCCAATATGTTGGCGCCCCGGAAGGCAAGAGCAAGGCCGATGTAATCGCGGCCTATCTGTGCCACATCTTCTTTGAAGACAACCGTGGCGCGGAAAACGTCCACGACTTCATGTTTGACGGCCTGCTGCAACGCCTTGGCGTGCTCAGCATCGGATGGGAAGACCCCGAGCCAGGCCCGCCGATACTGATCGAAGGCGTCGGTGAACAGCAGCTCGTCCGCTATCTCCAAGACCCTGAATATGAAATCCTTGGCGCTGAGCAGGAGGAAACGCAAGGCGGCCTCAATTTCGTCCTTGAGGTTCGCCGCACGCCGGCCATGGGCCGCGCTCATATCGAAGCTGTGCCGCCAGAGGAATTCGCGCTTCACAAGACGGCGAAGCGCATCGATGGTGCCAAATACCATCGCCGCCGCCGGGCCAAGTTCTTGGCTGAGATCATCCGCCAATTTCCTGAAAAGGAATTCGAGCTTCGGGATCGCAAGTCTAAGGGGGACGATCCGGGCTACGATGCGCGGCTTTCGGCCCGCTACCCCGATGATAACGTAACATTCGGGACGGACGGCGAGTCCGACGAAGGCCGCCGCGAGGTTTGGCTACATGAGGAATACATCCGGCTCGATTATGACGGCGACGGCATTGTTGAGCTTCGCCACATCAAGCGTGTCGATGACATCATCCTTGAGAACATCGCCGTCCAGTCATCAGAATTCGTGTGCTGGACGCCAAGCCGGGTGAGCCACAAGGCCGTAGGCAGGTCGGTAGCCGATATGCTAGCGGACATCACCAAAATTCGCACGGTGATTACGCGCCGGTATCTGGACGGTCTATCCCAGACTGTGACGCCGCGCACCTACATCGACACCAACAAAGTCGAGCAGGATGGCGTTGACGCCATTGCTGATAACGACATCGGCGGAGTGATCCCGACCAAGGGCAACCCGCGCGAGGCGGTCTATGAGACGGTGACGCCGGACGTATCTGGCCCGGCATTGAACGCGCTTGAATACTTCGATGCGCGCGGCTCTGAAGCCTCTGGCGTCACAAAGCAGAGCCAGGGCATGGACCCTCAGGCCATGAATAAGACGGCGACGGGCATTGATCTACTTCAGGCCGCAGCCAAGGTCCGCATTGAACTCTTCGCCCGTTGGGCTGGCGTGGCGCTTGAAGATGCTTTCAAGCGTATCCTTCAGCTTGTGGCAGCGCATCAAGACAAGCCCCGTCAGGTTAAACTGTTCGGCCAATGGGTGGAGATTGACCCGCGCACTTGGTCTGACGAAATGTCGGTCAAGATTGACATTGGATCAGCCGGCGTATCGAAGCAGCAGCGCATAGCAAACCTAGGGCTGATCGCAGCTAAGCAGGAACAAGTGCTGATGACGGCAGGGCCGACACCGATGGTGTCGCTTCAGCATCTCCGCAATACATACGCCTCCATGGCATCGGATATGGGCTTCCCAGACCCGACACTGTACTTTGGCGATATTCCGCAAGATTGGCAGCCGGAACCGCAGCCCGATCCGAAGATGGCCGAAATGCAGGCCAAGACGCAGCTTGAGAGCGCCAAGGCTCAGCACGCGGCGCAACTGGCTGAAGCCAAGCTCGTTCAGGATCAGCAGAAAGCTCAGAGCGATCTGCAGATAGCCCGGGAGAAGGCGGCTGCAGAGTTGCAGTTGGCGCGTGAAAAGGCAGCGGCCGAAGCACAATTGGCCCGCGAGCGCATGGCTATTGAACTTCAGTTGGCTCGCGAAAAACAGCAGATGGAAGCCGAGCTTGCAGACCGCGATAGCCAACGGCGGCACGAAGCCGCGCTCCAATCGGCCGCGGCGAAGGGGTTGAATGGCTCTGGCGCCACCATTGGATCAAACCGTCCCGGAGGTAGTCTCGCCCAATGAGCATAGCCCGCATTCCACGCGAAGACCGGGACCGGCTTCTGGCAGAGAAGGGCTTAGCCGCCAAGCGTATCGTCGAAGATGAAATTATTCAGGCATGGTTCTCGGAAGAGAGGGGGCGGGCTGCTGAACGCATGATCGCGGCCCCGGTCTCAGACGATCAAAGCCGGCGCGATGCGGCTTTGGACATTCAGGCGCTTGATCGGCTCTGGCGGCACCTTGAGACGGAAGCGGGCCAGGGCATGGCGGCATTGAAAACAATCGAGAAAAGGAAAGCGTGATGGTCAACGTGGAACAGCAGACCCCGGCAGAAGGCGACACCCCGCTCAGCATGGACAACGCTGCGGCCTTGATGGGCAAGGCGCTGAACCCCGGCCCGGATCGCGGCACAAATGGGCAGTTTCAGGCGAAGACACCGGCAGAAGAGGCCCCTAAGGATGAGACCAAGGTTGTTGACCTGAAGACGGGCAAACCCGCGGAATCGGCCAAGACAGAAGCACCGGCAGAAGAGGACGACGATCCAGAGTTTGAGATTGCCTCGGAAGATGAAGGCAAAGAGCCTGTGCGCCGCAAGCTCAGCCAGCTTTGGGAAGGTTTCGAGCGCGCCGAGAAGCTGAGCAAGGAACTCGAAGACGTAAAAACGTCAGCGCAGCGCGTTCCGGCTGAATACACGACGCAGATCGAAGAGACGGTGAAGGCGCGCGGCGACTACATCAAGGGCCTGGAAGCCGTTGGCCGGATGATCCAACCGCAACGGCCGTCGCTCGAAATGCTGAATCCGAACTCGGATAAGTATGACCCCGATTCCTACTATCAGATGGCTCGCAAGTTCGACGCCGACGTTGAGAATTTGCGCCGCGTCCGTGCTGGCCTCGATGAGGAGACCAGGCGTCAGGACGCTGAAAAGGACGTTTTGACGAAAGCGGCCATGGCGCGGGAATTGGAAAAGCTCAAGGCGGCTTGGCCTGAATTCGACAAAGACGTGAAGGTTCGGGAGACGGTCGCCAAGGAAATGGCGGAGACGTACGGGTTCACTTTGGACGAAATCAACGCCATCTCGGACCACAGGCACTTGCTTGTCGTGCGTGATGCGATGGAGCTTCGCGCGTTGAAAGCGAAGCAGGCTGACGCGGTAAAGGTCGTCCGCGCCAAG